GCCTTATTTCTACGGGCGCTGACCTGGCATCGATGTTTGGTGGTACGACGCAGGAAGCTGTTGAGGCTCTTAGCTCGGCACTCAAGGGTGAGCGTGACCCTATCGAGCGTTACGGTGTGTCCCTGAATCAGGCGAAGATCGATGCTGAGGCCGCTTCGCTGGGTTTCGCTAAGGTTGGCGGTGCTCTCTCATCTGAGGCTACCCAGGCCGCGACGCTCTCGTTGATCATGAAGCAGACCGCGGACGCTCACGGGAACTTCGCTTCCGAGTCTGACACCCTCGCGCATAAGCAGCAGGTGTTGAACGCGCAGTGGGCTGACGGTAAGGCGCAGATCGGCGCCGCACTCCTGCCGGCCATTTCTTCTCTGACTGGTTCGTTGTCTTCCGCGCTTGGTCCCGCAATGACTGGGGCCGTGTCTCTGATTAAGGAAGTGTCTGGCGGGTTTACCGCTATGGGCGCGGCGTTCAAGGCCGGCGACGGTGACATTACTTCGAGCGGTTTCGCTGGGGTGATGGAGCAGATCGGCGCTACGGCGAGGCCTGTGTTTGACACGATGAAGGAAGTCGGCGCGTCACTGGGTGCGTCGTTCGGCCCTCTGATCCCGCAGATCGTCGCCCTCGCTTCGTCCTTCTCGCCGCTGGGTCTGATTTTCAAGGTAATCCAGCCGATCCTCCCGCAACTGGTCGGGCTGTTCACGCAGCTCGGATCCTCTGTAGCTGGGATCCTCAGTGTTGCCCTTACCGCGCTGATGCCGATTGTGCAGATCCTTGTGCAGCATCTGTCTGGGCTGGCCGTCTCTTTGATGCCGGCGCTGTCACAGATCGTGGGTGTCCTCGGTGGTGCAATGGCTACTCTGGGGCCGGTCATCGGTTCCGTTATTTCTCAGCTTGCCCCGCTGATCAGCTCGCTAATGACGCAGCTTTCACCCATCATCACCAACCTGGTGACGGCTATCCTGCCGCCCTTAATCACGATTTTCACTGACGTGATCGGTGCAATTGGGCCTCTGATTACGGTTCTCATGGCGCTCCTGATTCCGGCGATCGAGGCGCTAATGCCGGTCGTTGTGACCGTGTTCGGTGTGGTCGCTGAGGTCATTAAGAACGTGATGCAGGCAGTTCAGGGTGTCATCCAGGTTGTTACGGGGATCATTACTGGCGACTGGGACAAGGTGTGGACTGGCATTCAGAACATCTTTGGTGCCATTTGGAACAACATTGTCACGATCGTTTCCGGAGTAATCGCAATCGTGGGATCCGTGATTGCTATGGGAATGAGTAACGTTTCCAGGCTTGTTGGCGGCACCCTCGAGGGTATTGGCCGGTTCTTCTCTGATACGTGGAACAACGTGGTCGGTGGGGTTTCGTCGATGATCGGTGACGTTGTGGGGTTCTTCTCGGGCCTGATTGGGGATATCACGGGCGCTATCGGTAACGCTGGTAAGGCTCTGTGGGATACGGGCGTGAACATCATCCAGGGCTTGATTGATGGTATCGGTTCGATGATGGGCGCTATTGGGCGCGCTGTCCTGTCGATTGTTCCCGAGGCTATCCGCGGCCCGTTTGAGGACTTGTTGGGGATCCATTCCCCGTCGCGGGTGTTTATGGGTTACGGCGTGAACATTGGTCAGGGCCTCATCAACGGTCTTGATGGGATGCACGGGAAGATCGAATCCGCGGTCACCGGTTTGGTCACGGTCCCGCCCGTCCCAGCGTTCGGTTCCGGTTCGTACAACGCCGCACTGTCTTCGGTGCCGGCTGCGTCTGCGTTCCCTGACCAGCTTGTTTTGAATGTTGATGGTCACCAGTTCACGGCCTATGTGTCTGGTGTTTCTCGTGGCGAGTTGGCGGGCGCTTCCCGTGGTTCTACTTATCAGAGGGGCGGTCATCAGTGAGCCCGATTTACGGTGCGCCCGGTTATTTGACGGTGGAGCAGACGGAGACATAACCCACTGAGGCAAGACTCCCGCCAGTCGTTACGGCGGGCGGGGGTCTTCTACGCCGCAATTACTAACTTAGGGAGCCACCCGCTTGACAGTCTTCGATAGAGTTAACTCATGACTGAGATTCGTGATCAATGGAGCATTCTCGCGGAATCCATCGGTCAGTACAGTGCTGACATGATCGGTCGTGACCATGTGGATGCGCTTTCAGTAGTGTTGGATAGCCGCACCCAAAGCTGCACGGTTTCCGTTGAGCTCCATAAAAGCACGCGCGAGGAACAGCTTCGTGCGATGCGCATCCTTCTCGACGTTGAGGGTGTTTTTCTGGATGAGGTCACCATGTCCTTCGACTTCGTTGAGGACATCAATAACTCAGGGCCGGTCCTTGAGAGTCAGCGACAGTTCCAAGCCGTATGACCCAGTCGCGTGATATCAGGGATGTGTCCACTCACATCCATCGCGCGGACAGGCACTTCAAGGTCGGCAATGCTCTACACGCCGCGGGCGATGAGTGGGCGGTCGTCTGTTACTTCTACTCGGCTTATCACACCGTTAAGGCAGCGCTGCTTACCGATCCTGTGTTCAGCGACCTGTCAGCGTTGAAATCGATAAACGCTAATCTAACCCCGGACGACAGGCTATCAACCAGGCACCAAGGCATTCGCGGTCTTAATTCGCCAGTGCTGGGCATCAACGAGATTGTCGCACTTCTTTACCCCTCTATCGCAGCGGAGTACCGCTTGCTCCACACGGCCAGCGTGCAAGTTCGTTACAAAGATTGCTTGGCCATGACGCTCGATGATTGCAGAGACTACGCGCTACTTGTGCGGGAAGCTTTTGATACCGGAATACTGGTTCACAATCGCAAACCCTGAGCATTCCGACCTTGATGTCGTCCCTGCCCAGTACGCTCGCCTTCATGGTGAAGTTCGACCCTGATGGTTTCAAGGCGATGATGGGCCGGATCGAAGAGGAACGCATCCGCAGCCCGTATGAGGATCTTGAGCCCGACTACGAGTACATGCCGGCGCCGTGGTGCGGCTGCCACTGCCATGCCTAGCTAACATTTGACGAATGGAATCAGAGGGACTCGGCACGGCAGAGCCACGGTTGTACACCGTGGACGATCTGGCCGAAATGCTGCAAATAAACTCGCAAGCCGTCTACGTACTAATGAAGAAGGAACGCTGGCCCCACTCAAAATACGGGACCAGGATCCGCTTCGAACCAGCGGACATAGAAGCTATCCGCGCCATGCACAGGGTAGCCCCACCTGAGAAGTATGCGCGAAGCACCAAGATCGGGACAGAGATGAGCCGGCGCCGGTCCCACGCATACAACGTCAGGAACGGGCTAGTGGAGAGCTAGAGAGCCCCCGAGGCACGCAGTTCAGCTCTCTGGGCTTCCATCCGTGTGAGGCGTTCTAGTTGTTCGTCTGCTCCGGCGTCCATCATCCGCTCGATTTCGGCAAGGTCCGAGAGTGTGAAGCCTAGATCCCTTGCGCTGCCGTGGCCTTGGTGCGGCCATGACTGTAGTTCGCGGTAAACCTGAGTTGTCGTAAGGCAAAGGATCCGGGCAGCTTCGGGAACGGTGAATGTCTTGCTCATGTTATTTCCCCCCATGGGATTGTTGTGAGACTCAGCGGGCTAGAGACCAATCGAGCCCGTTGCGGTGATTATGGCAGAGCGTCCACCGAACTAAGTGGACGTTGTAACTGGTGTCTTCTTCTGCGAATTGCTGTGCATTTGCTGCGCCTACGCTTCGGAACCTTAGCAAACCCTTGCTGTGTCTTGAGATTAAACGCACTTGCGCTCTATGTCAAGACACTACAAGCGGCTAGGCTTATGACATGAGTACACGAGCCGCCATCTATTGCCGCATCTCCAAAGACCGCGAGGGCGCAGGCTTAGGCGTCCAGCGCCAAGAACAGGACTGCCGGGAGGTGGCCGAACGACTCGGCTGGAAGGTTGCCCGTGTATTCGTCGATAACGACATCAGCGCCTACAGCGGCAAAGTCCGCCCTCAATACCGGCAACTCCTTGAAGCCATTCAGTCAGGAGCAGTAACAGGCGTTATCGCATGGCACACCGACAGGCTGCACCGCTCCCCCCTTGAACTTGAAGAGTACATAGACGCATCCGAGAGCCAAGGCGTCACAACTCAGACCGTTAAGGCAGGGGAAATAGACCTAAGCACCCCATCAGGGCGGGCAGTGGCACGCACGCTGGGAGCCTGGGCACGCTACGAATCAGAGCACAAGTCAGAGCGCATCACCAGGAAGAAACTACAGCTCGCCCAAACAGGAGCGTTCAGTGGCGGTCCTGTGCCTTTCGGGTGGACCATCAATGACGGCCTCCCGGAGATAGTAGAAGCTGATGCGAAAGAGATTCGGCAGGCAATTACCGCAGCCATTGCGGGCGCCAGCATCGGATCCCTCGTGCGGGACTTCAACGACCGTGGAGTGTTGACCCGCCGCGGTCAGAAGTGGACTTCAACGGCCATTAGAAACCTGCTTTTGCGTCCAACTAATGCCGGCCTCTCAGCCTATAGAGGCGAAATAGTGGGAGTCTCTACTTTCCCTGCCATAATTTCCGAGGATGAATGGCGGACGGTCACTGCGATTATCAAGAATCCCGACCGCCGATCAAATACTGATTCCCGAGTTCGGCACTTGCTCGCTGGCATTCTCCGGTGCGGGAACTGCGGAGCAGCAATGAAAACATCCTCACGGGCAGGAAGCACCTCACACGCCTCGAAGTTCTATTACAAGTGCCCTACCCGCGGGGATGGTCACGCATTCCAGACCGCGGAACCAGTGGAATTACTAATCGCGGATATGGTCATTGCACGGCTAGAGCAGCCCGGGATCATTGCGGAGATGTTCGGCCCGGAAAGCCACGATCAACAACAGCAGATACAGGCTGAAGCTGTCACGCTTCGAGGACGACTAGACGAGGCTGCCAACAGCTTCGCTGACGGCATGATCACCGCCAAGCAGCTTGAAGCCATCACAAGCCGCGTACAGGGCAAACTTGATGGGCTAAACCGCGGCTTAGCCATGGCGGCACGGGCGGCAATGGTCCCAGCCTCAGCAGTGGACAATGTTAGAGCTTGGTGGGACGCCAGCAGCCTTGAATTGAGACGCTCGGTAATCGATGCCCTGATGATCCCGATCGTGGACCCTGTCCGCAAAAGTGCACCTCGCGTGTTTGACAGAAACCGTATCCGAATTCAGTGGAAGTCGTAATAAAACCCATTTTGGACGTCACAAAGCGTAGATTTCTGCTCACTACCTGTGATCTTAGTCACACTTAGTTGAAGTTTTACCTGTGGATTACTGTTCCATTTTGCTACTTTTGGTTACTTCACACAGGCCCTTTTACTTGCCTGGGCATGCGCATGCGGATGTGGGATCAGCTCCCCTTATCCCCGCCACACTCCCGCACGATTAAAGCAAATCAACTCCGGGCCGTGTTGACGGGCGCCCATTTCACATGCGCTGACACGCCGAAAATTAGGCAAGCCGACACGCCAAAACCGGTAACACCACCAGCCCGTTTCGCCTGTGGATAGCCGGTTTCGCCTGCTCCGGTGACGCCGGCCAGGGGTCTGTTTTTCGACGCACCTGACCCGTAGCGTTATCAGTAGGAAGAGCGATTAAGCGCAAATGGCTACTACTCCATTGCAGGGAGTAGTAGCCGGCGCTACGCGAACCTAACCAAAGCAAACACGCACTGCTCATGGTGCTGCATGACTACTAAGGAGTCATCTGTTGGTTCACGCTACCCAAAACCCGCGCTCATACGGGTCTCAAGATATCAAGAGCGTACCGTCCGCTCCGGAGGCTAGTCAAGCCGAGTCGCGAGAAGAGTACATAGCTCGCATCGTAAGCGGAGCACCGCCGATCCCGAGGGAGACGCTGGACCGTCTCGCGGTCCTACTGCGGCCCGCCATCCAGCGCCAACGGGCCAATGCGACACCCGCACTGACAGTGGCGGACTGGGTGAAGTGGGAAAACAAGCGCTACGTGGAAGCCACTGAAACGCCAGGGATCCACGGAATCTACGGCGACGAGGTCGCCGCGTGACGACGATACCCGATTACTTCGCCGCCGAATCCTTCCAAGAACATCCTGTTCCTGTTCCTCTACCCCCTATGTCAGGAACGAGGAACGCCGTTATCTACGGCGACGTAGCTGCCCTACTGGCAGGAGACCTCCCCCCGGCCCCCGCACCAACAGTGCTGAGACGCACGGACGGCGGACACGTCTTCTACCGAAACCAAGTGAACCTCCTGTTCGGTGAAGCAGAAAGCGGCAAGACGTTCGTTGCTCTCGCTGCCGTAGCCGAGGCGCTCAACTCAGGCAAAAGGGCAGCATTCATCGACATAGACCACAACGGGATGCAGGCCATTGTTTCCAGGCTTATCGGGTTCGGGGTAGAGGCGCACATCCTCTCGGACCTAGATAGGTTCAGGTACAAGGAGCCAGAGGACAAGATCGACCTCATCGCTACTGTGGCTGACCTCAAGGCGTGGCATCCAAAGATCGTGGTCGTAGACAGCATTGGTGAACTCCTTCCCATGATGGGGCTGAACAGCAACAGTCCTGATGACTTCACCATTGCCCACACATCAGTTTTGAAACCACTGGCAATGTCCGGGGCATGCGTCATAGCCATCGACCACGTAGCCAAGAACGCAGAGTCAAAAGCTCAAGGCCCCACTGGGACTGTAGCCAAGGCCCGCGCAGTCGGTGGGGTAATGCTCAGGGTCACTGTAAAGGACCAGTTCACACCAGGCAGCGGCGGCGCTTGCTACCTGAATATCAAGAAGGACCGCCACGGCGGACTAAGGGCCTCATCCCCGGCAGGGGACAAGGAACCGTTAGCCGGAACGTTCAAGATGTTCTCCGATTCCACTTACGCACTGTTCGCCCCGGCTGACGGCGAGCGCACTCCCCCGGCGGCTCCGGGTGTGGACTTAGCGGAGCTGAAAGCAATGGATCCGCCGCCCGCCAGTGTGCGGGATGTAAAGGATCGGCTCGGCTGGGGAACCAACCGCGCACAACTCGCCCTAAAGGTCTTCCGGGACGTGTTCCCCGTTCCTGACACACAGGGTGCAGGAACAGGAACAGACCAAAACTTCGAACTTGGAGAGGAAGCAGCATGACTTACACACAAGCCGAAAAATGGCAGCACCGGGCGGCTATACGCCAGGGCATCATCTCCAAGCTTGAGAAGAAGCTGACCCGGGCAGAAGCCGAGATAACTGCTCTCACAGTCTCACTCACCGCAGCCAACGCACGACTCGCACTGTACGACCAGAGGGAGGCAGCGTGAAGCTCACCAGGGCTGATCTGGAGAAGCTGTGCGACGCGCTGACAGCCAAAGCCCTGCATGAGCAGATGGAACGCCGCAGATGGCAGCACCGGGCAATCGAAGCCGAATCCCGCCTAGCGATCTACGAGCCCAACACATGACCCGCAGCGCCGAGAGTTACGAGGCCGAGATCCGCTACTTAAGGGAAACGTGCCAGCGAATGAACCAAAAGCTCCAAGCCCTCACGAATACCCCCGAAACCCACGACGGCGGACGACCACTGCACCGCGACCCCACCGGCAACAAAGCAAGCGCACAAGCAGATAACCACCGCAAAAGAAGGAACTGACATGTCCTATGACCCGTACCGGCCCGCTGTCACCGACAACTGGGACTTCATGGCACAGATCGCCCTATGGCGGGAACGTGCCCTACACCAAGCCGAAAGAGCCGAATTTTTCCGCAGGCTAGTCGAAGCCGAAAAGAGCGGCGCGACCGTGAAGCCCTCAGCCAAGGAACCCGCCCTGTGAGCCTCCATAAACCCTTGTATGAGCACCTGTTGGACTTGAAGCCGCGGGACACGATTCTTGCCGCCCGACTCATGCAGGCCTCGCTGAACTTGGATACCCCGGCCTACAAGAAGGTCATGTGGGAGATGGAGCAGCAGATACCGCATGATCCGCATGTTCTAGCCCGCGTGCTCATGGCTACGGCGAACGCTGCCGGCGACTACATCCGGGAACTCCGCGGGGTCAAGGTTGGATCCGACATGCTCACCCTCACCATCTCTGAACACGAACTCAAAGAATTCCTTACCCCGAAAGACCCGAAGTGAGACAGTACGGATTGGGCAAAACCTTCACGACCGCACCCGAGCATTATCGGCGAAATTATGACATGGGCGAGAACCTCCGTGTCGTTCCCGCAGAGGTAGGACACGACTCTGGAACCACACCGGGCGTGGCAATCTTTTATGGCACCTCGAACCTCATTGCCGTCATCGTCGCGGAACATGCGTGGAACCTGGCGGATCAGCTAGCTGATGTACTCGACGCACTGGCGGATAGGAACGCTGCGTGACGACGCCTGAACGCCCTCCAGCGGCCTACGTCCACGGTATTGGGGCTCCCGTCGTCATTGTGCCGGCGCGGGTTTGTGCGTGGCTGGAACGGCACGCTCGCTTGAACGTGGTCCGTGTGGAGAACCGTGGCGTGGATCCCGAAGTGGATGCGGTCCTGGTAGCTCTCCGCCTCGCTGCGCTCACTTGGCGGAATACCGCAACCGGAAGCCCTGTAGCGGCAAAACCGGAAGCAACCGCAGACTTAAATCAATGGCTCAGCACCACACAAGCCGCCGACATTCTCTACATCACCGACCGGGCCGTTCGCCTCGCAATCACTGAGAAACGACTCCCCGCCACGTCCGTTAACGGACGATGGCGCATCACCCGAGAAGACATCCAACACTTCGCCGCGGCCAAAGCCGCCCAAGCAGCATAAGGACGCTCATGACGTACGACCTCCGCAACACCGAACAAGGCCGCAAAGCCGAAACAGTCCAGGCTGGGTCGCGCCAGCAGATCGAATACATCAGGGCCGACAAGCGCATCACGGATGAGGGAAAGCGGCAACAGATAGCAGCCGTTTACCTTCAGGCCAAGAGGCAGCTTGACGCGCTCAAAGCCGACGAAGCCAACAAGCGATCCAGCCAGATCACCGACCTGCGCCGCACACTGTTCGGCTCACCCGGAACTTCTGACGCACAGACTGCAATCAGCTACAGGGACGCACAGGAACGTGTAGGGGCGCTCGGCTTGGAAGACGCCGGCAAAGCCGCGAAGCTACTCGACCAAGCCGAACTCTCAGGCGACGA